AACCGTCTTGCTCACTCCGGACGAAAGAAGAAGCCTTCCGCCCTCAAACTTGCGGTTCTCTGTCATCTTCTTTAGTTCACCCATTTTACCCTCCTTATTCATAAGTCTCACCTCTCTCGTGTTCTATCGAGTAAAAACCCTTATCGCCTACCACAAGATGGTCGAGGAAAGATATTTCCATCAGTTTGCAGGCGGTCTTCATGTCATCCGTGAACCTCCGGTCATCCCTGCTTGGCTCGGCCTGGCCCGACGGGTGGTTGTGGGCAATCGCCAGTGCGGTAGCATTAACCATAATCGCCATCTTGATAATCTCCCGCGGACTTACCGTGCAACTCGATGTCGCGCCGACAAAGACAACATGGTATCCTATCACCTTATTGACCGCATTAAGATAGATGGCAATCATCTTCTCCCTATCACTATCCTCCAGCCGCCTCACCCACTGGTAGATTTCCTTCGGTGAGGTGACAAAGGCGGGATTGCTCGTCTTCTCCCTGACAATCATCAGTTCCAGTCGTTGTGTATAATACATATTATCTCCTTTCATCTCCCCAGTATTTCCCTGATTACAATCATAAACAGAAAGCACCAAGTCAAAAGGCATAGGTTAAACATTGACTACCTCCTTCGCTATTTCCCGGGCCTTCGCCATCGCAAGCCCCGGACTATTGACATCCAATCCATCCCTCTCCAGTCTCCTTATCGCCTCGTCCAGATGCCTGCCATAGATGATATTCCCCGTCCTTGCGGATGCTCCCCTGACATCGGATAGACAGGGATTACCAAGCCTATGGATACTTATCTTGACTGCCTGCTCCACCGTGGCGGTAACTATCAGGTTAAGCCAGCTTACAAAGCCGGTGGGTGTCCGCTGTCCGGACGTCTTAAACATCTTCCTAACTAACGATTGGTTTATCAGCATTGGTTACCTCCTTATTGCCAAGTGAAAAAACACCTTTGATTAATAACAGAAATCTTTTCTAACGCCTTCCAAATCATCATTAGTTTTTTGTATTCTATTTTAGTGCAATGTGCTTTAACCTCTTCGTATGCCGGTTTTTTCGCAAAACGCAAACAACCAACGCAGATAATATTTGTTTTTCCCTCTATCTTGATAATTGGGTATTTCCATATCCAGAGACAAGCAGAGATTTTGCCACTTAGTCCGGAGCAGTCGCCACTTAGTGGCGAACAGTTGCCAATTAGTCCGGAACAGTCGCCACTTATTCCGGTGCAGTCGCCAATTAGTCCGGAACAGTTGCCAATTAGTCTGGAGCAGTTGCCAATTATTCCGGTGCAGTCGCCAATTATTCCGGAACAGTCGCCAAATAGTCCGGTGCAGTTGCCAATTATTCCGGTGCAGTCGCCAAATAGTCCGGAACAGTTGCCACTTAGTCCGGTGCAGTTGCCAAATATTCCGGAACAGTTGCCAATTAGTCTGGAGCAGTTGCCACTTAGTCCGGTGCAGTTGCTATGATTTTTATTTGTGCAGTTTTTCATTGGTTACCTCCTTTATAGGTTTACTTGTTGTATAAAACGCCGAATTCTGGATTATCAAAATCCGATAAATGGTTGCATTTTTCGGTTAGGTATTTTTGCAGGTCTTTCATCTTACTCACCTCCCTTTATAACCCCTATGCGGGGCGGGGCCCGGTCAACGACGCCGGGCCCTATTATACTAACGCCCCCCGTTGCAGGGCGTTATGCGGGGCGGGGCCCGGTCAACGACGCCGGGCCCTATTTACTAACGCCCCCCGTTGCAGGGCGTAGAGTTAATCAGATACTAACCCTAATACGTCCCCTTAGGCCGGTAATATCGTAATCTAAGCCGCCTCTCCTCCGCCGTCCTTGATGCCAGCGGGATAGCCCCCGGCACCCAGCGGGTATAAGCAGGCACCAACTGGCCTCTATTCCATATCGCATACTTGCTCTTTCTCTGCGCCTTATTCATACTACCCTCCTCCCATCGGGGGAAAATAAGCAAGCCGGAGAGATGACGAGTCTGTCCGCAGATGCGCGGACTCCGGTAGGACTCCGGCTTGCCTTGTTATTATTACTTAATTTTATCCTCGTCATCTGCATATAATATACACTATTTATTTAATTTTGTCAAGAAAAATATAAAATTTATGCAAATATATTTTATAGGGGTTTGGGGTAGGTTTGGATGAGTTATAAGGGGGTTTCGGAAAACGGGGAAATTAGAAATTAATCATAAAACTTAAAATTATTATAGCATTACAAAAATATAAGTCAAGAAAAAGGGGGCGAGGCAGGTATTCTATAATACCTGCCTCAACAAAAAAGCAAGGCAAGAAAGGCCCCTTATTAATTATACTTTCTTCGGCTCGGACTTGCCACCCAAGGATATGATACTGTTTATCATTGCCCCTATCTTGGATGTCCTGACCTTCCGCGTGCCGAGATATGTCCCGATGCCGATGCCTACCATCGCCCCGAACAGTTCAAGATAGTCCGGTTTTTCACTCTCGGCCTTGGTCTGGTAGTCCTGCATCATCTGGACAAGAGCGAGTATCTTTTCCGTGTCAATCTTTCCGGTCGCCTTGGCGTCGCTGATGGCACTGTCGGCCGCCCCGTTAATCTGCTGAGCCGCCTTGGTGCTGTCGGTTTCCTGTCCGGTAATGCCGTTCCACACCCCACGGGCGAAGTTGCAGGCAGTGAACATAACCAGACATAAAATAATCAAAACTAAAACCATTCTAATCTGTCTCATATGTTCTTATCACCTCCCTTTTTATTACGACCACTCCAGTCCTTGTAATACTTGATTTCATACCAGTTGATTTTTTTGTTATGAATATGTATGATTATTGATATGGCAATCCACAGGATGACTATGCCTGACACCGCAATAATCGGATACCACATTCCTGTTCACCTCCCGCCGGATTATTTGCCAAGTCTCCCTACAAGTTCGGACACCGCGAAGATAGTGGCAATGACTGCCCCTATCAGGACCAAGACCTTCAGCATCATCCCCTCGTGCTTGTCCTTCTCGTGCGTGACAATGTTCTTGCACGGATTGTCCGAGTGCTGGATAATCTCTTCCTTGATGCTGTCCCCGGTCTCCTTCCTCTGACTATCCAGTTTCTCAAGGATGCACTTCTGGTTGTCGTCTATCTTCTCATAGATTCCACTGAACTTACCCTCAAGATAAGTCCTGTCTTCCGTTGACATCATTATAGCCTCTCCTTCCCTTTTTGACAAGTCACCGATTAAATAAAGTAACCTTGTATCTGCATTGAGATATCGACGAAAGCAACATTGCTAAAATAGTAATCAAGTTTCCGGTCAGCATCAATCGGTATCACAGCCGCAAGTAATGACGCCTGATTAGCAACCATGGTATACAACAACATTGAATTAAAGGAATTCGTTGCGCTACGCCGAATGGATATCATCGATCCAACAGCATCATCAGTTATAGAAAAACCCATCGATACCGCAATGGCCCCGGCCGGGACCAGGGCAGTTAAATCAAGCCCGTCAACATGCCAGGCACCATCGGTCGTAAAGTAAGCAGTATTGAAATGGAGCGCAGCACAATCAATCGGAACAAATACACCACTCCCGCCGGGCAGGTTACCAACCTGCACCTTTTTCTTCGTATTTCCGTCCGCACTATCCTCTATCACGACCAAGTCGGCGTCTACCGGCGTGACCTTCTCCGTCATCGCGGCTATCTCACCAGCAGTGGTTTTTGAAATTTTGGTGTCCGCATATTGCTTAGTCACTGCGTGTAGGACTTCGGTTGGATCATCATCAAGTATTATCTTACCGGTCATCGTCCCACCCGCCTCCAGCAGGCATCCCCAGTCCTCACTAAACTTGCCCACCGCAATCCAATCAGTATTGGTGGCATTCCTCACCTTGATATACAGCGTGGTCAGGTCAAGCCAGGCCTGGCCCGCAATCATCACTACCGGCTCCACCAATCCGGCAAAAAATGTCCTTATTGCATTGTCCCGGTCGAGTATCTTCTGCCGGCTGTCTGAGAGCAAGTCGGTCAGAGCAATGTCGGGGTAAGTCTGATAGTAAGGCATATTATCCTCCTGTTCTTATTTTATTTTTTCCACTTCATCATCTGTCAAATCGATGGACTTGCAGAATCGCTTCGCCTCTTCCCTGCCGTCCACTTTCACCATCTGGGGCTTGATGCCGAAAATGACGGACATCCTCTTCTCGTCAAGGTCCGGGAACGAGTCCAGTATCTCCCTTGCCGGTTCAAAGCCGGTTCTGTCTTTGATTATGTCCACGGCATCATCCCTGTTAAAACCTAATTTTATAAGCAGTCTGATAACCGCCGCCACGGCCCTTGAGTCTCCCCCATCCGAGCATACCAGCACCTTGCCCCGGGCCGAGTGGGAAATAATGAAATCACAAATATTCCTTTGCATCTCTGCATCCCACCCGCTCAGGGGGCCTATCTTGCAATGCATAATTGCCGGTAGTGCCGTGCCCTTGGGCAATGACTTCGTCTCAACCTCGTCCGAGATGATGACCACCGCCTCATGGGACTTGGCAAGGTTGCCCCTGAGAAACTCACTACCGCATATCTGTATGTTGTTTAGGACTTTCCGCATATCATTTCCTCCTTGTTATATGTTCTCGGTGAACAATTACAACTGCAAACTACATTGCTACCTGTTTTATGACAAATCATTATTTTTATTCTCTGCAAACACAACTTCCGCATCCTTGACAATCTGCATCTTCTCTACCTCGTTAATCTTATCAGGGTTTTTGTCGGAACATTTCCTGACTACATCGCTGACTGCGTGATGTATCCTGTTCCCGACTGCGTTCTCAATCCATTCCTGTATATCTGTCATAACTGTTCTCAATGCCTTCTCTTCCTCATCCGTTATCTTAATAATATATTCCGGCATATTACCTCCTTTATGCTATTCTGATTACCTCAAAAAATGTATGTATTGTATTAGCGGTTAAAACATCCCCTGCAGAAGAAATATTCCTTGCGTGAATTTCAACATAATCAGCAGCACTTAAACTTATTAGTCCTTCAACTCGCACAGACTGGTCGGCTGTCCCCGATGCCGCAGTTATATGCGACCTAATGATTCCTGCTCCGCCTACTCCTCCAGAATTCTTGCATATTGCTAAATTTAATCTGTCCAATGTAGCAACTACCCCCAATAGGGCTTGTCCTATAACTAAATATATTCCCGTTGTTCCCGCAGTAAATCTATATGTATCGGTGGCATATTCACCAAGAACATCAGTGTCTTCCGTTGCGTGTGCTAAAATATACCAAGTATTGGCAAGTGTTAATGTTTGGTCGTCCGATAACCTTGCCCTGATGGCGGACTGAGAGGGTAAATTAGCAATAGGAATCTTGCCTGCTCCAGAAGGTAAACTGGTTAATAATGTTATCGCCGCACCTGATACCTTACTGGCAGTAGTTATCTGGGCTAATTTAGTATCTACTATCCCAGCCGAAGCATCTATTTCAGCATTTACAATTGCAGTCTGTCTTGCTGGACTTGGTGCAGTTCCTAATGCAGGTAACTGGTCTAAAGCCGAATCATCTACCTTGCCAGCAGTAGTTAGTTTAGCAAGTTTGGTATCTACTATCGCTGCCGAGGCATTTATATCATCATTAACGATAACACCAGAAGCAATAGCCGTTGCCCCATCTCCTGTTGAGGTTACATCGCCACTATGATTAGGGTGGACATATAAGTTATAAAGGGTATCAAAATAGGTCTTGAGAAACGCCTTTACCTGTGTCCAAGTGGATATAACTATTCTGTCTGAATCAGCACTGTCTTGTTGTAAAACTTTATCAGCATCTATTGGTGGATTCTTAGCCGTTGCTTCGGGAAAATAAATAGCACCCAAAATCTTTGATTGCCCACTGGAATGACCAAAACTATGAATACCTTGACTTAATGCCGCTATCCCATCCTCACTTTTTATAAATTTGGTATCTGTATATGCACCTGGCAATAAAGCGTCAATATTATCAATATTAATTGCACCGCTACCAGTTCCTGTAGCATACAACATCATATATGTGCAAGAAAGAGCATTACGATAACTTATTCCTGCTGCAATAGGAACATCATTTATTTCCAAATCGTATTTTTTTAATGTATCGTGAATCGTATATTTTATTTTATACCAAGTAGACATTGTATATGCCGATGTCTTAACCCAACTCCCTCCATTATTATAATAAAAATATTCATCATTCCAGAAAGCCAAACAGATACCCATTTTGGCAGTAGATGACGAATGTTCAGATGCCGTGTAGAGAGTAGGAACAATTTGATTAGCCTGTGCCGCTCGACAATAAAAGACTATTGGTGCTCCGTCGGTGGAAAGAACGGTATTAACAATAGAGGCATAAGTTACCGTATCACTAGTGAGTCTCGCTGACCTTGACCCCGAATAAACCGGAGAAGATGCTACTACAATACTTCCCGCCCCCAAGTGGGAATAAGTCCATTCTGAATGCCAACTATCTGGAGTAACACCTACATCCAATCCTTCAAAATCTTCCAAAATATCGCCAGCCCCAGGTGTATAAACCTTATTCGTCGCTTTTGCCTCATTTGATGCGGATACCTTACTGACTATGAGAGAGCGAGCATTCTCATCGGTAAGAGTAAGTGTAGGGGCAGTTTTGGATATTTCCACATTAGTGGATAATACACCTAATTTTTTAAGAAGTCGTTCTGTCCAACTTGCCATATTATTATCCTATCTGGTCTATTACCGCCGATTTTAATTCCTGCCAAGCGGATACCTCGGCTTGTTTCAATCCTTGTAAATTAATTTTGAAAGCAAGTTTTTCGGCTGGTGTCAGGTATTCCGCTCTTTTGCTTCCATCAGGACGCTCAATCATTAAACCTAAGACTACAGGTTCTATCTTGCTGATTGCATTAGCTAAATTCTGCAATGCCTTAATATAGATAACCGCCTTATCGTTTATTTCTCCCATCTATTACCTCCTTTATACTATCCCCTCATAAAAAGTTCCGGTATCGGTTGCAAAGTATACCTTACCAACAACTGCCGTGCCTTTGTTTGCATCCAATCCAAAAACTATATCGGTATACTGTGTATGTTTTTTATCAACCGCATCCTCTAAATTGGCTTCGGTTATCTTGGCAGTAGTCCTAACTGTTTCACCTGTAGTTACCGGCGCCCGTAATCCCGTTAATCCACCAGTCCCCATCGCTATATCAGTAGAGGCTATTGCCCTGACTGGTATAGTATTAGCGGTAGGTGTCTGGTTTACCGCATAGCCAATGTTCAATTCCAAAATATTCCAGTTGCCTGCAGTCTGTCCGGGACTGTCTATTAATGCCCTTACCAAGTCCCCCACTGCAACCACAACCCCCCCTAAAGTTCCTGCAACTGATATGAACCAAAGGTCACCTTTCATTATTGCACCAGTTGTTCCCGAGCCGCCGGTCGATGGGAATATATTGCCTGAGGCGTCGTAATTTCCCCTGTCATCGAGTAGGCCCGCAACCAACCCGTCAACATATGCCTTGGTCGGGGTTATCACCCATGCGGAGCCGTCGTAAGAATAAGCGGCATTCTCGTCGTCAACCCATGTGTGCATTCCCTCGGCCGGGGCGGTATATTCCCATTTATTGCCAACCCATGTCGCCATCTGGTAGTCCTTGCCAGCCCATCCGCCCGTCCCAGTCCCGTAAATCAGGTAGCGGTCGCCGGTCTCCGGACTTCCGGGTGGCGTCAGTATATCCTTGTCCTTCACCGGATACTGCCACGAGTATCTTCTTATTTCAGGCATATTATTATTCCTATTCTGGTCTTATTATGACATTTTGGCATAATCAGAACCCCCGCGCCACCCAGTCTACCTTTGCATTCTGCGGAATTCCCCCGGAATTAAAAACCTGAACAATAAATCCAGTTATCAACTTACTGCTTATCTTGACCGTGTCACCCTCAGCCCCATCCCTCACCACAACCGTTATCGCCGGCACTTTTAGAAATGTCTTGGTAAACGATATGCTCGCGCCTGCGGAATCAACTGATATGTTCTCCCCAGCCTCAATCACATCGGGCGCATCCGCGGTGGTTATCATGCGGGTCAGTTCATATTGATAGTCGCTTGTTTCCACCTCGACATTAATTTTGAATTGCAGATACTGGAACTTGTGTTCGCCCACAACGAAGTCCGCCCAGTCTGTCCATATGATGTTGTCCTCGGATGTCCTGACCTTGACCACCCCGCTTGCCAGCATTTCTTCGCCCGTGTTCCCCCACTGCCTTGATGATACCCATTCCGAGTTCCATGCGTATGTCGCGGACTGCCATGTGATTATTCCGATTTGCTTGCCCTCATAATCAAGATGTATTCTGGACTTCAATACGGCCCCGGCATCCATCACCGGCGTTGTATAACTGCCGGAAACCTCGCCCTCATTAAGCCGGAGTTTGCCCTCGCCGGTAACGGTCATGTTGACCTTGGTTCCATCCCAACCCTCCGTCTCCTCATTCCTGCTTATAACGATGTTGCTGTTTATCCGCTCCGCCACATTAACTATGGCAGTAGCAGAGTCGACGGAATACAGTCCGCTCCTGTTCTTTGCCCTAACCTGAAATGTCTGTGTGCCAGGTGAGAAGTCGGTCGTGGAAAAGAACTGACTCTTAATGTCACTACCCAGAATCCTTCCCCCCGCCCATGTCTCACCAATCCTGATCTCATAACCGGAAAGGTCGGCTATGTTCGCCTCATCCCAAGTCAAATAAATTGTGTCTCCCACCCGCTTGACTATCAGGTTCTCCACAGTCGGCGGCGGTAGCACCTGTCCGCCGATTATAACTATGTCCTGCGGGGCGTCGTCCGGTTCCTTTCTCGTGCCGTTTACTGAAACAGTGGTGACGGCAATTTCGTATGTCTCACCAAAAGCGACATCGTCGGTTATAGTGAACGAACCCGGAGATGATGGCTTGGTTGAGCCAGCATAAATCCATTCCGTCTCCCCCTGCTCCCGATACCAGATGTCCGCGGTGGACTTTGCACCGGTCTCTATCGGGTTAGTGAAATTCACTTCTATACCCGACCCCAGCGTCCCGTCGGGTAGAATAATCACCTTCTCGGAAACGGACAGGTCGACCGCATCCGGCGGTTCCCTGCTCGGGTCCGGCAGTTCCGTGTAAACCTCCTCCTCGATGTCGCCGAAGGAGTCATTGTATATTGAGGCATTGTATTCCAGTGCAGAGATTATCATCGTCATCTTATCCGTCCGCTTTATCTCGGTCACCCGGAACGGCTTAACGAGAATGTCATCCTTGCCATAAGCATAGATGTCATCCTTAACCGGGTTGTATGACCATGTCCCGGTTATTGTCACGACAGCACCGTCCACACTGCTTACCGTCTTTTCCTCCTGGGTATCGTTATTATGCCTTACCCTTATCTTATAAGTTCCCGACTCCTTAGTGACTACATGATCCAGAGTAGCGGTATTATTGGTGGACGATATTACCCTACCCCCGAATCCCCACTGCGGAACATCGTGCTGGAAGTTTATCACGTCACCGGCCTCGCAAGCGATGGCATCTATTCCCGCCTCAAACTCAATCATCCTTTTGAGATATCGGTTCACGTTGAGCCGGAAAACGCCCTCGCGGTAGGCCTGTGCCAGTCGGGTTATCCCATAGAGAGAAACCGTTTCCTTTTTGAAGTCTTCTTCCTCCGCATATGCCTGCGGGTCCTCTATCGTAGCCATGTCCTGATTGTAATCGTCATTCCCATTCAGGAACTGGATTTCAAGAAAGTTCGCCCTGTCCCTTACCGGAATATATTTTATTTTGAATGAATCCTTGATGATGTTGCCCATGGTAAATAACTGGACGGGAGACTCTGCCTGCTCAAACTTGACCTTTATCATCTTGCCCGTCTTTACCAATACGGCGCGGGCAGTAGAGCATACTGCATTAATGGCATCCCATGCCACCATCGAACCGTCAAACACCATATTAAGAGTGCATCTTTGATTAGTATTGCAATAGTCGGCGAAATCCTCAAATGATGTTATGTCTATGTCATCTATAGTGATATATGCCCCTAATCCATATCTCACATTAAGCAACATATCCAGTAGGCACCAAGCAGGATTGTCACTCCAGGCGGCTGGTTGTGCCACGCCCTCGGAATATGATACTACCTTGCGTCCCCTGACTAGTGAGGTTACCGTCGGCGTGGAACCGGACAGATGATCGGTGGCTATAGCGGACAACCCCAGCAGTGCGACATTCGGATATTTCAGGTCGTCATAGATACTCTCCTCGCACTGGTATAGGTTTGTCGTGGTATGCCGTTTATAACCGTAGTCGCATTTAGTCCACTTGTTCCGCAGGGTTTTATGTTTCGCAAATACGTTTCTCGTTTTGATAAAACCCGACCCGTCGGTCGTCATCCTCTTTATTTCAATATCGTATACCCCCTGTGCTAAGTTGCCTTTTGTGTATCGGTAATCAAACTGCGCTTTTGTCTTTGTCGATTTGTTAAGTGTGACATAGGACGACCACGACCCGCCCTGTATCCTATGCCTAACCTTGAACTGGACAGTGCATGACCCCCGCCTACCGTCACCAGAATAGCCATCCCCTGAGATGCTCGTATCGGGGACCCAAGTCTTCCCGTTATAGCTCTTGTAATACATATAGCCATAGTGCCTGTCAAGTCCGATTGGAAACCTTATAATAAGTTTATATTGTTCTATAATGCCTGTGGTCCGGAACACTACCGGCCGGTTATACTGCAGGGATATGTTATGGGTGTATGTGTTTTTGATATCCCTGAATGCCGACATCACACTCTGCGTATTCGTGCCCAGCCTCGTAGACACCTTAACACCAGAATATGCCGAACTTGACGCCGGGTTGCCATTTATCCTGATGCTGCTTGGAATACTCCCACCGGTAAGGTTGTTCTGCTCGCCGGTCAACCCTGATATATCCTCTATCCCGCCCTCGCCCAGTGCGATGAGCATATTGAGTTGGCTCTTATCACCACTGGTGGTAGTGGTGAACAGGCGGATTATCTCACCGGCTACCTTGTGCCTGCCGTAGATGACCGGTATCGTCTGCCCCGCACGGATGGTATTCTTTATTCCGTCCCACCCGTAGGTCACCGAGTCTCCGAATTGACTTGACAGGACCGGCGCCGATTCCTTCTCCGGGTCGCCGACTATCATCGAGGTGACTTTTGATATGGCGTAGGAAATGACGGCATATTTTATGACAGCCCATAGAAATGGAACCACGAAACCTGATGGTTCAATAGCGAAAATTATCTCGTCACCGTCCTGCGGTATTATGCTGTTTCTGGCATCGGGCGGGACCGCCCTGCCATTATGGATGACCCTGAGAAGGCTTCCCTCCTTCTCCTGATATTCCTCTGGTATATAGTCGGGCAAACCCTTACCCGGCATCAGGGAGATTTCGGTTGATTTCCTACCGGTCAGGTCAAAGATGTTGGAAATCGTTCGGACCTTAATCATGATACCTCTTTCAACCTGTAATATCCCTGTATCTTTTCTTCCAGCCTGAGAAGGCGGGATACAATCACACCGTGTCCGCGGTTGCAGTGCAGGACCTTGCCCCGCTCCACTATCACGCCCATGTGCGTGGGAAAGGATGGCTCAGTCCCGAAGAAGACAAGGTCAAGTAACTCTATCTTCTCGCCCTCATCCAGTTTCCGCCACTGCCTGTGGTAGTTCTCAAGGAACAGGTTATCACTTTTCTTTTTATCCCAGTCCTTGTCATAATCGGGAACGGGGTCGACCAGTTCAATGCCGTTCCGTCGGTATAGTTCTATCACCAATCCCCAGCAGTCAAAACCGGTCTTGGCATCTCTGCCCTTGTGCCGGAATGGAATGCCGATAATGTCATCATATCTTATCATATCGTCATGCTCCTGCCTGACACGAGGTAGGGAAATCCCCCGAATCGGCTTGAGTTGTTGTGATATTTACAGCCGGGATTGCCGGAAGTGTTGCCGGTTAATGTCTTGTTGCAGGTGGCATGCCCGCCCCCATACCCGCACTCGACGCTCTTGAAAACAAACCTGCACCGGCCCTTGATATACCTGTTCCTCGGAAACTTCACGCTGAAAAAGTGGTAGTGTCCGAGTGTGAATGTCGCCACATTCTCGTCGGCGGATGCCTCCGTCACCTGGAATATCCCAAGCCCGACCGCCTGCGTTAGGTAAACCGTATTGACGATGTAAATCCACACATCCCTGCCCATCAGGGCATCATGGAGTTCCATGTAGGCCATTGCCATTCTATTTATGTTTGAGATTGATAGGGTAATAGTCTCAAGGTTCCCCTTGCTGTCCTCTCCGATGTCGCCGACCGCGACAGGAAATGGCTTGTAGGTGTGTCCGTCATAAACTATGGACTCGGAATGGTTGGTGAGATACAGCGCCTGCGTATCCGTTACCTGCACCACTATCAGGTATACCCATGGATTAGTCACCGCCAAGGTATTCTTTTGGGCCTTAAGTGTTGGTGCAATGGTTTTCATATTATTCCTTTAAGTTAATTCTTCAACCTCAAATGAGATGTCCCATATATCGGGATTAATTTTTGTTATGGCAATGGTGTCGCTCTTGATATACACCTTCACCGGAGATGTCTCATCCTCCGGTGTCCAGTAAAAAGCCTCCTCGCCCCCTACGCGGGCCTCTATGAATCCGGTTATCAGGTTCTTCTCCGTTTCCGACCTGTAGTTAAACTTTAGTGACCATGCCCGTCTTGTTTTGCTGAATCTTGGAAAAGTCTGCTCATATCCCGCCTCAAACTCCTGCCTGAACCCACTGAACTGTTCTTCAGTTTGTATCTCAAAATCCGGAACATACGAGAATATCTCAGTGGCTGTCCCCTCACCGGCTACCGGCAGTTCCTCGAAGTCTGGCATTGCCTTGCTCCTTTAATCCTTTAATAGGATAGGGTTTTACCCAGTAAGAAACGACGCAACGGCTAAAAGGGTAGCAAACCACATCCCAAAACTCCTAATATCTATAGGTTTATACATAAGTCCTTATAAATTATCATATTATGACATACTATGCCTGAAGTCCCTATTTGACTGCATTGCCTCGACAATCATGCCCGTAATCAATGACTTCCGCTTGGCCAGTAGGCTGTCAAACCCGGCAGTGTCATTGGCAAGAATATTGAATGTTACATTAACCGCCCTTCCCCCGCCATCGGAAAACTTGACCGGGATGGAACGATTGTCAGGCAGTGGCACCACCGCCTCCCTCTGCATCCCCTCGCCCACCAGGGCGAGTGACGGGCCGGATGTTATTCCTCCACCTTGGAATGCCGATATGATTCCACCCTTTTCGTAATGTAATCCTTTATAAGGTATAATTTCAGTTCCACCACCACCCCCTCCCCCACCTCCCAATGCCCCCGCCCCGAACATGACAAGGAAGTCCGCTATCGCCTTCTTCGCCATAAAGTCGGTTATCATCTTCAACATTGACTTGAAAAAATTCTGGTAGGCCTTCCTTGCATCATCGGTCCTCAGTATTGTCTCATACATCATGCCCGATATCGCCGTCCGGGCGTTGTCAACGGTGGCTATCAGTGTCTTCTGCCAGTTAATTGACGAGTCGGTTGCATACTTCATTGCCGACCCCCACGCCTCCTTGAATGTTCTTGACTGCCTTATTGACTCATCTATCTTGAGGTTTATCTGCGCCTGCAATGCGGTATTGTCTTTGTATTTCTCGGACAGTATTGTCAGTTCCTCCGTCAACACCTTCGCGTTGCCTCCTGACCTGTAAACGGCATCGGCATAGTCATTCTGATACTGCCGGGCTAATTGCATCTCCTGAAATTGCGTCATTAGTTTATTTACCGTCTTAGTGAACTCCTTGTTGGCATCATCAGACAATTCAATCGTTCTTTTGTAGTTATACATCTCCTCTATCTGTCTTCTGATATTTCCTGTATTCTTATCCGTAATATCGGCAAGGTCGCGTTTGATTTCGGCATAGATTATGAATGGCGGGATTGCATCCAAAACGGCGTTCTTTTCCTCTTTTACCCTTTGGATGTATCTTTCGGCACCGTGTAGAAGTGATACCTGTCTTACCTCTATCTCATTTATGTTAGGTGCAATGCCTGTTGTAATATCGGCCCAAGTCTTCTTAATGTCAATTCCAAAATCTGCCCAAAGTTTTGATAACCACGATGCCTGCTCGACCATCTTACCCGTTTGCTCAGGTGAGACAAGAAGATTTTCTTTTCTCATCGTCTCCTGGAGTTTCTGTAGGTCCATATTAAGCATTGGCATCACTTCAGAACTCTGCCTCCCAAGCATCCTCAATGAAGCGATGTTACGCTTATTGGAATCGTCCATTTCCTGGATTGCCTCGGATACAGCATAGAAGACATCAACGGAAGTCCCACCCGATTCTATTATCTTCCTAATTGGGACGTTAAACTCCTCAAAACTGTCGGTCGCACCTGGCACCTTCTTATTGATATCGTCAATCTTGTCCGCAAGATAACGGACAATGGATGTGAATGCTCCCATGTCAGTGTTGGTCAATTTTGCCGCATATTGGAATGCCTGGACTTGCTCGGTTGTCGCTCCGAGCCGGAATGCTGTTTTTTCAAGTTCCTGACTCCACTTATATGTATCCAAAACAACGAACTTCAGTGCGGCCGCTATCCCGGCCAGCGTCAGGGGAATCCCGAACATTGATGAGATGAAACTTTTTACGGATGCCTCCCCATCCTTGAAGTTGTCAGTTACGGTCTTGCCTGTCTCTTTAGTGGTCTTCTGGAATTTTTCCAGTTCCTTTGAGGCCATGTCCCTTATCCGCAAAAGTATCTCAAGAGTCTTTTGGTCTGGCATCTATTTGTCCTCCGTTGCCTGCAAACTCTTTACTTCCTGGTCAAGAAACTCGATTGATTCCAAAAAAATAGCAGTCTGACTTAGCAGTCCGCCCGCCACCGGCAGGTATCCTTTCCTGAAAAAGTTATAGTATTTCATAATCCTTATCGTGTCATTAGTCACCAGTTTAACCGGGCACCTGTAAAAGGTCTCTATCCCCGAACCCCTACACACCTCGCACTTCGGGTTTGTTCCGCCGCACCTGACGCAGTCAATATCAAAGACAGGGTTCTCGGAATCTTTCTCGCATCCCCTTTCCGCCCTCAGTTGCCTGTTCACGGAGCAGGACTTGCAGTTGAACTTCAGCCTGCCCGCATAGAATCCCGCTCCGATTTTCAGTTTTTTAGTTCATCCTCATTCAACTGTGTCTGTTCGGTAATGAAGTTCGCCAGTTCTGTCCGATAGTCCCGCCTCAGGACATCCCACCGGTCCGGGTTCTTCTCGTCAAACGGTATCGTCTTGCCATTTTTATCCTTGAAATTCTCCCATCCAGTTATCCCCATGTCGAGTATGGCAAGTTCCTTTGAACCGGTTTTTATTGTGAAACTTCCGTCACGGTTAAAGACAGAGAACTCATCCTGAAGGCGTGCCAGTTCCGTCGCCCTGAGAACCTTCACCTTAAAAATGGTCTGCTTCTCTTTAGGCAGTTTCCTATCCGCCTCGAGAACATAGTCCACTACCCTGCCCGGGTCAATCGCTATTGGCATAATCATTTCCCCCTTTCTTGCCTTTTACTAAATCCAGCACTACAACTGCTGGATGCTTATCTCGTCGTCACCCGAACTCATGCAGAAAGCCAAGTCCAAAGCCGTAACATCAATCCCGCTCCGCTCCGCATCCTTCATCCCCGTATACTGGACCTTCGGCGCGGTGATGATAAACTTATTACCATCCACTGTGCCAAGTGTTTCAGTAAACATCATCAGTGTGTCCGCCTTCAACTTCGTCAGTAAGTCATAGGTGGCCGTTAGGCACGTCTCCGGGTCGATTGACCCCTTCGGGTCTCGCCCGGTAATCACCGCCGATATATATCCGTCCGCCCCGTTGGCGCTGTCCCGCAGTGCTATCTCGTTGGCAATGTCAATGGTCAATCCCGATACAATCGCCGCATAGGAATCAAGCAACAATGTCGCGTTAAGGAACGCTGGTGGGACCGTAGTCGCATAGGACACGGCTGTCAGCATCGCGCCGGTGGCCATAAAGTCAAGGACTCCCGTGAACTCAAACTCCATCATAACCGGTTCGCCGACCTTGTGGACAAATCTGACTGTCCCCCTTGCGCCCTTTATCCTCTTGATTACCCCGTCAATATACATAGCCATCGTCAGGCATGGTATGGCATCGGATGCCGGTGTGTAGGTTACCGTTGCACCTTCCCCTATCGCCTCCCCGAATCCACACGCCTTGAGCAGTTTGCCGTAGGACGGTGCCACGCCCTTGCTCCCCGAACCGTGCAGGTCAACCTTGAAACTAATCTTGGACGACTTCTGCCCTGTTCTCCCGCCCGCCTGCGATAGTGAGGCCCGTGATGGATTTCGCTTGAAATACTTTATGTCAGGGTCATATTTAGCCTCATAGGTATTGCTGATGACATCCGCGGCAGCGAGCGTAATCGCCGTGCCCTCGACTTCCTCTATCTTGGCCGCTATCTGGCATCTTCGTCTAATCATTTGTCTCTCACCTCCTTTTCCTTGTTCTTCTTCTTGTCCGGTTCAGTCTTGGAACTGTCCAGGCTGGGGTCCGGAATTATCTTGCCATCCTTGTCCTTATAGACGGTGACGGCACTATTGACCGTCTCAACTACCACCTTCTCATCCTTCGCCATACCTACCTCCTTATTTGGTTTTATCCAGCCGTATATGGGTCGCTGAACTTATGCCGGTAGTGAATCTCAATCCTTATCTCTACCCCGCCATAGGGCTTGTTGACCTCGTTGTAGAACGCGCTATTGCCCAGCAGTTTGGTATCCACCGCCATCCCGCCCCGTGTATGGTCCACCATCAATGCCTTCTCTATGTCGGCCAGCAGGATGTTGACTTGGGCGCTCACGTCCCCATATTCCTGTATCCAGCACTCCAGCGTCACCGCAAGCCGGCAGGTATACTTGTCAGATGGCGACTGCTCCTTCACCTCGTCCGCCGGTATTACCAGGACGGTCGGGAACTCCCTTATGTCCAGCCCGACCATCTTTATCCGCTCCACACGGTTTATGGTGATGCCGTATCCCAGTGCCGTTGTAACCCCTTGCAGGGTTGTCACCAGGTTCTTGATTACGCTTTCCCTTACCGAGTCCGTCATATTATTCCACCTTCCTTAATACTATTGAGGCGCAGGTGAACAGGTTCTCCGGTGCCTTGCCCTCCCTTAAATATTTAAGATGTTTCTCCTCCCTCTCCTCCGGCTTGCCGTAAATGGTGCTGTTCTCGGTATAGTATTTAATCGGGTCGGCTATTGAGTAGTCCGGCTCGTCCACTGGGACGAATGTCCCGACCAGGCCGAGTATTATCCTTGACAGAAGTTCCCTGTGGTATGTCCTGAATGTATTGAAGTCTTTCACATAGAAATCGCAGGAATGGGCAGTCAGGCCGTTCGGCTTCAATATTCTTGCAATTTTTCTGAATGCCCTGATTGTTTCCCTGACTATGTCATCATCATCCCTGAATGGATAGATATGTTCGAGCACACATACCGAGAAGACATAGTCAAAAGTCTCCTTTTTATAGGGCAGGTCAAATATTCCCGCCCGCTTATATCCTATGGCATTCCTCTTATAGTAATCCAGTTCCCTGGCCGACGGCATCTCTATGTCGCATGCTTGCACGAGGCAGTCTTTATTATTGAAATAGAATGGCAGGACGCTATTGGCTGAACCTATATCAAGAACAGAACCGTGATGAATCAATGGTTGACTTGCCTTAATTAACTTGGCGTATTCCCACGGGCGCGTAACACTCCAGGGCATATTCATCCCCTGGTCAATAACAAGTTTATTTCTAAGAGTTGTAATTTCCTCCACCGGCTCTTTTAACTCAATCAAATCGGATTCGTAAAAAATGGAATTATATTTCATATTCCCACCCCCAGTATCTTCTCAAGTTTTACCCTCGTGCTGTCAAACGAGTATTCATCCGCCTTGTCGTAAGCATAGTTTACCACCTTGTCCCTAAATTTATTATCATCCACTAACTTAAATGCAAGTTTCAGTGCCTTGTCAATGTCACGGCAGTGGCTTAGCCATGTGTAAGGGAATAACCTCTGTCCCGCCACCGAACCGGCACACACCATCGGCACACGCAGGCATCCGTGGTCGAGAGGCACTTGTCCCCGCGTCTCAAGACAATCAAGATGTATCCCTATCCTGCACAATGCCAGAATCTTGATATAGTCATTCCATCGCATCACCGGAATCTCTATAATCTCGTCAATATCACATAAGTCTTTGTAGTATGCCGACTTCTCACCATCAGGCAGGGGATTGTTGGCGAAGGTTATTATCGGCCAGCCTGTCCTCTTCTGCAACTGTCCCGCCACATACAGGGACGATATGGCATTCCGTTCCTCGTTGATGTTCTTAAGCGACTTCCCGACCGCTATGATTTCCTTCCTGTCCTTCAGAGCGAACTGCTTGATATATTCTATCGCCACCGGATGCTCAATATCAAATGACTTCTTGGCAAAGTCTACCGGATGCGGACGGTCAATATTATATGATTCCCTTCCTCTCGTTATCACCTTCCAGTATGATTCGCTCTCCGGTAAGCCATAATGGAAGATGTAATCCGAGGCACTCACCATGTCCATATACTTCTTCTTGTTCGGGACCGAGAATGGGTTCATCTGCCAGCCGACTACGCCATCCACATACATAATCGTCTTGTAAGTCCGCTCCTTATAGTTGACTATCTCAAGAAACCTGTTGAGTTTCTCATCCCTCTGGTCAGTCATAAGCAGGAGCATTACATATTCAAAGTTCTGGCACTTCTCAGGAGTTGTCTCCGCCCACTTCGCCACCTCAGTCATATTCTTCCAGTCCGTAAAGCACCTCACCCAGTTGGTGAAGTTGTTTATCAGATTGGTCTCATTGCCGTCCAGTTCCTTCTGGCTTATATCGTGTATCATCAGGAATTTCTTCATCTGTCCGTTCCCATCGGCCTTAGTGATGGCCATTCCTCATATTCCGGTTTCTCAGTCTTATAATTTCTTTCCTTATTATCTTTCCTCGCTGGTCTTCTTGGCCGCTTCTTCCTTTTCCTTTTCATCAAAATTCACCATCCTTTGCTCTATCAGTTTGACGTCCACCAATCTGCTGTCCCTGTTGAACAGGACATAACTGGTGTGGGACGCCTTATCTGTTATCGCCCAGTAATAGCCGCCCTTCTTCTGGAACCGGTCAAAGGTATCGGGATTCAGTAACGATACCGTCTTAACCCTATAAAACCACGCCGCGTGCATCAGTCCACTATCATTACACACCATGTAATCGCAGTTGGCTATAACCGATACCTTGTGCCTTATGCCTGTATCATCGCATAGGTAGGTAACATCGGGATGGCCCCTGAATCCCTTCAACATCAGCACCATATCCTTCTTGTCCCCATTGTGCAATTCCGGTTCCGCCTCCTGTTTTGTCCCCATTATGACTACCTTGTATCCGTCTGCTATCAACCACCTGACTATATCCTTCGCCGCCTGCGGTTTTATCATCTTAGTTTCCTGTCCGGAAAAGAAGTGGACGGCGACCACCTTATTCCCGTTCGCCTTCAAATCACTAACTAACTTCTTCCCGTATTCCTTCTCGTCCGGCTTCAGATATATCTTCGGCTCGTCCATCTCGAAGTCTTCTATCCGAAGAGCCATCTGCTGGAAAAAGTCGTCCATGGTAATCGTCCTCAGGCGGGGGAATGCCGTCAGTTCATATATCCTGTTTATCATCCTCAGAAAAACCGTCTCATTGTCCATTTCCGGCATGAACCGGTTGAACTCGCCCTTCCTGTCCCCAATGACATTGGAGACCATCGCATAGATATCCTGATTAGTAAATTTCTGTTGCCAGATGAATATGTTATCTATATAGGGGTTAGTTTCAAACAATGCTTTTGCCGACTCCATGTTCCGACTGGTGTCAATAAGCAGGTTTATCTTCAGATTGGGAAAGATTATCTTGATATGTCTCAGTGTCCTAAGATAGTAACTGTCATAGAGGCGGTGGATAAGGTCCCCGAGCCCGCCCCCATAATATAGTGATATGCTAAAATCTATCTTGTCCCCTAAATTAGTCCACTTATCAATAGAGTTCATATTGTTTTCCTTACCACCAATGCCGTCCATGAGTTTTTCTCTGCCATCGGGACGGCCATCCCGTAGAGTGTCCGCTTATAATCAACTATCAATTTCTTGCCATGCTTTTCTATCATCTCCGCCCACCAGTATGGTGGTTTCACGCACAGATGGCTCCCATCCTCGTGGTTTGGACCAGCACAGTTCATCTGTTTTCTAATTTCTTTGTCATTGAAGTTATTTGCCGGCATCAGTAATATCCCACCGTCTACCTTCAGCACCCTCTCCATTTCGGCTATCACTTTCGGGACATGCTCCTCCGCTATATGCTCAAACGTATCTCTTGAGAAGATGTAATCAAATATGCCATCCTTATAGGACAGTCCGTTTATCACGTCACCCTGCGTAACCCTGCCCGGAATATGGGTATGACTGATGGCATATTCCGAGATATCAATCCCGTGCCCGTCATATCCCATCTTGTTTAACCAGTAAATAACATTGCCAAAGGCGCACCCTATTGATAGCACCGAGTCGTATTTAAGAGGTTTCATAATGTCAACGAATAATTCCGCAACATCCCTATGGAACAAGTTATCAAGCGCGAACGACTTGCTGTCATACCAGTTATTGGTGAAATACCTCTCATTATAATAGTCCGGCGATATTCTTTTTATATCGCCTTGCTTTTCGCCACGCATTCGTCAAATCCTTTCATCACATCGGCAATGGTGATACTGCTCAGGCACGGCGGTGGATAGATGGGTTTGTTGTCATTTTTTCTGTACCCCTTCCACGCCTGCCAGCAGGGGCAGTCGCCCCACCCGTCACTGTTCTTCCTGTGCCTCTGCACCGGAACCATCTCCGAAAAATATTTGCCATAAATGTCCAAGTCCTCACACCCGAATATCGCCACGGTCGGCTTGTGCAGTCCGTTGGCAAGACAGAACATTGATGTCGCCACCGTGATGACATAGTCGCACTGACTCGTTATCGCCATCCACTCCCGCAGGTTTACATTTCCACCCATCATTATGACATTCTTGATAAGTAATTCCTTGTTGTGGAAACACATTATGCTAAAACCATAATTCTTGCTTATGGCATCTACCACTTCCTGCCACCTATCCATCGGCCAGTCCTTGGCCGGGTGGGATGACACCGGTTGTATAGCGACAATTGGTTTCGGTATCCCATCAATGACGCTTTTCGCAAAGGAAATCTCATCTTCCGTAAAGACGATGTTCTGATTATGGTTTCTTAACTCAATACCCACATGGTCGGCCCAGATGTCAATCCTGTGCTTGTCAACATTGGGAACATGTTTACTCTCGTATTCCCCGCACTTGTTTGTAATGTCGGAAAACATCCACCATCCCTTGGTGCTGGTGCATTCCCAGTCAAGAACCTTGTCTATGAATGGGTGGTCGGATACCAGCGGGATGAACTCCTCCGGCACGGCATAGACCAGTCTCTTATCCGGATAGGACTTCTTTATGTCCTCAAACATCATCCGGCTGTTGAGGATGTCACCTATCCCGCCCTGCCGGCGCATTATGAGGATTTCCTTCTTCCTCCCCCTATGCTTGAGGATTGGCTTTGACCTCGGACTCACCACTGTTTCCATTTCCATCTCCATTCTATTGTGCGGGGAACCATCTTACCGTGACCGTCGCCACCGGACTGACCGTGTCCGTCAGGGTGATGACATTGGCCCTGACATACTTGGCCGCCTTGTTCGCCACGTGCCTCAGTTCCCCGGTCGTGGTCGCCGATGTGTCAAGGTCATACCAGTTGACATCGTCAAGACTGCCCTGCAGTTTCACACTGCAGACGGTCGGGTCTCCGGCTGTCTTTATCTCCCATGTGTGGTTGGCCATCGCATATGGGACCCTGACCGACTCGCCCGCCCCGACTACCAGCACCGTGTCCAGAAGCGTCTGGACATCGCCTATATTATATGACTTCATTTCTCATCCTCCTTTTTATAGCATCTCAATCAATTTTACCGAGAATTGGTAGTTTCCATGTTGTCTCTTGTTCCACTGGAATATGTCGTCCGCGAACCGGACCGTTATTTGAGTCTCGCTATCAATCGGGGTGTAGAGCATCGCACCTGCCCTACCCCTTCTGTCCCTGAACAGGTTGACTATTGCGTCCTTTACTGCCTTGGTCGTATTCTTCCACCTCAGTTCAAAAGTGCGGACACTCCTGTCATAGACCGCTCGCCTCAGAATCAGCCCGCCCTCAAAAGACGATTTCAGCACGGAATATTTTTCATTCTGCACGACCGTAAATTCAGGGACGAGTGAGAATGCTGGCAATGTCATATGGTTTTATTTTCCTGTTATCCTCAAAATCTTTTTATACATTCCCCAATCCCATCATTTATGATGGTGGCTGTATTGCTTGCCTCTTTTTCCCATAAATCAAACATTCCTAGTTGAGGTTTTATCATTACCGACTTAACCAAGACGAACATTGGGATACCCATTATTCTTCTGTCCATACCTCGTCCTCTGACTGCCTGTTTGACGAGTAATGGAGGTCTTCCTGGCCTTTTAATCATAACCAAATCGGGAATTTCTTTTGGTGATTTATATCTACTTGCTCCACCTGCCGTCTTTGCCGCGTCAAGCGGGATGGCCAGTGCCTTACCTGGCTTGGCTGTTATCGTCCCGCCCTTCTCGTGTATCCTTGCATACTTACTGCCCGAATAAATACTCAATGTCAATGCTTCGAGGTTTTCCCCGAACACTACCCTCCCGAACGACCTTGCTAAGTCGCCAGTTATCCTCAAATGCCCCCTGACCAGCGTCTTTTGTATCTTGGCAATAAAGTCTTCGCCCACCTGCCGGAACGATTTCCGCATCTCGACAAGAAGTTTGCCGGGGAATTGAGAAATGGCCTTGTCGAAATTTTCGTGGTTCAAAATTATTTCGATGCCCATTCTATTGTCTCCAAAGTAACGCTTTGGGTATCTCCAAAAACAACTCCGTATCGGTCTTGGAAGTATGCTTAAATCTATAAACGATTATGGAAATAACGCAATAGGCAATCATCAGAAATAGAATGGTTGCCAAGCATACTTTCTTGTTCATTTTATTATCCTATCCAACACTCCCTATCCTTTTATAGGAACTGAGAATTCTCTGGACTTCCGATAAAAAGTTCTTCGTGTCATACGTGCTTATCGATCCGCCCTGCACGCTAATGCTCTGCAATCCCACCTCCTGCCTCCTTTGGAACTGGTAGGCGCACTGTATGTCGCAGGCACCGGCCAGGTCTGGATATGCCATCACCAGGGGAATCTGGGTTATGGTCTTGAGTTTGCAGGTCTTGACTGATGTCAGTCCGGTAATTATATCATTTGCCTCAAACACGCCGTCTATTACGATGATTGTTATGGTAGTGTTGCCAGTAGTGATTGACCCGACCAGTTTTCCCTTCGCCCCTGACAGGCTCCCGGTAACATATTCGCCCGAAGTAAATGTCCCGCTGACTGTCTCGATGGTCCCGGTCAGCCGGTCGGTGTGCGGGGATAGTCCGCCGGTATACTGGACCTTGAGTGAACCCTTTCCCTTGGCCACCGTGAAGTTATCAATCTTTAGGATTCCGGTAACCGACTCGACATAGTAGTTGTCGGCATCAAGAAGTGTGGTGTCACCATAGTCCCTCGCTATGTCATGCCACACCTTGAACGTCAGGGCGGTGTCAACCGGAACACCCCTGAGCGAGAATATCTCCTGTGCATATTCGGTGTCGAAAGTCTCCGTCCTTTCCATCTTCTCGATATACCTATCGAACAGGGGCGATTTCTCAATCATTCCTGATACCGAATGGACAATCTGATTGAAGGCATGGTCGTCATCAACATTGGAATCGGAATATTTGATATACTGTTTGACCCGGTAGATATTCGTGAGGTTCATTTTGCCCTGCTCCTTTTATATATGATTGCGCGGGCATAAAGCCCGCTATCGGCGGAAGTCTCTAATGGTAATTACTTCTTACCGGACTTCTTCGCCGCAGAGTTCTTGACTGTCTTACCGACCGGTGGCGTCTCCATCATCTTGTGGGCCGGTGGCACATCCATCGCCTTGGCCGGTGCCGGGGTCGGTTCCGGTTTCGGTGCTGGCGCGGTCTCCTTGACTTCCTCTACCTTCCAATCCTGCCCCTTGATTTTGTCGGCGGTCACCTCTATGATTTCCCCTGCCCTCTTGGTGACCGTCTTGTCACCCTCCCCGAGAAAAAACACATAACCCTTCCTTACCACGTATTTAGGCATACCGTTTTCTCCTTTCTTGCCCTGTTAATAATAACAAAGGAAGGGGCGGATATTCGACTACCCGCCCCCGCCTGAAATCCTCCGATACTACGCAATCTTGGCATCACTGCACAGGCAGAACGACTCGGGGTGTCTTAGCCCGACATCGATGTCCTGCAGGATACGAATCCAGGTGTTGTTCTTGGCAAATGCGTCGCTCGTCTCCTGGGAGGCCATGACCTCCATACCGCCCCATGTGGCGATTACCAGGTCTGCCCAGTTGCCCAGGTAGATTTCCGACAGGTTGGTGGAGCCGCCCTTGGACAGGTTGACCGGTATCTGGGTGGTCTTTCTGACTGCCATCCCGAATATCGTCCCCTTGAACGGTGATGCTATGTCAATCACGAGCAGTGGCTTCCCATCCAGGTCTTTGATTCTGCGGAAAACACTCCATATCCTCGGATGCACCGCTATGCCCATAGCCTCGGCCTCTGCATTGTCCACCTCAATCTCCAGCAACATCGCCTCGATGTCGTCAATAGTGGGAATGGCGCCGGCCGCTCCGAGCACCTTGGTATTGATGTTGGCAGTATTGGCTATGCCGGTGGGCTGGTCCGTCCCAGTCCCCCTCAGTGCCGCGAGGTCCTGAAGATTGGCAAGCGTCTTGGCAATGTCATTCCTGACAACGCTCTCAATCGTGGGATTGCTCATCCTCAACAGCCGGTTGGACATCACGCACAATGCGCCTCCTGTCCGGGGAGTAAGCGAAAGTTGCCCGGTGGCAATGTCGCTTGGGGTAAGTGCGGCATTCTCGGCTACCCAGTAGCCGGTCGCCCCGCCCGTCTGCTTCGGAATAGTTACCGGGGAACCGGTCAGGCCGTCCAGTGCGGTGGCCCCGAGTTCCCTGCAGATGCTCTTGGCACGGAGCAGGGGAATGAGTTCCGTCATTGCCTCTGGCGGAACGAGGTATCCGCCGGCCGTTGGTGCACCGACAGTCATTATCTTCTTGGTCGCGTCGCAAACTGACTTCTCGAATTCGGCGCCTTCCCAGCACCTCGTCGCTATGGCGTTGAAGAACCTCTGGAATGAGAACTTTTCCTTGCCCTCATTCACGCCGGGCACCGATGGTATCCGGGACTTCATTGAACTCTCAACTACCACGATGCGCTGGTCAAGGGACGTCACCTGGTCCTTAATACCGGTGATATTGTCCTTCAACCCGTCAATGCTGCCGTTTATCTTGGTCAGCATATCCATTGCTTCCTTCTCTTTTGGTTCAAGCATGTTTCCTATTTCCTCCTTCTTTTTTCCTATCTGTCTATTTCTCAAGGTTCTTACTGACCTTACTCCCCATGTCAAGAATTACGGAAAACACGCCCTTCCCGCCTGAGGCCTCATCCTTTGGCTTGTCGCCAGAATCGGCCGCGGGAATGACATCCCCCGCATCCTTGGTGGGCAGTCTCGCCAGTATTTCCTTGATAACATCTTTCATTAGCCCGATTGATTTTACCTCTTCCAGAATCATCTTCTGTTCGACTGATATGTGTTTAACGCCATCAAGAATCTGGACAATCATTTCCTTCAATTCTTCAGGCTCGGTTGCCACTTCAACCTTTGCCTTGTTATTATCATCTTGCTGTATGGGATTGCCTTCGGCATCGCAGTCTACCCATTCCAGTTTTGTTACATTGTTTTTTTCATCAAGATAACCAAACTCAGGAATATTGTCATCAAAGGATTTGCTAATGTCCGGATGCTCAGCCACCCACTTCTTCGCCTTCTCAAGAGTCCACTCAAGTTTCGGGAATCTCAACGATTGCAGTTTTGTGCCACCCTCCGGGTCGCTCTTGAGTGGGCCGACCAGCATGTAAATGTTCACGCCCGGCATCTTCGCCCGCCTGATGCGGACGAACAGGTCGGGATTCCTTACCCGGTATCTTATCTCAGTCCAGTCCGGGTCGTCCTCCCATATCTTATTTTCTGCGTTCTTAATCACGACACTGACACCGAGTTTTTCCAGTATGCCCGTTAGTGTTTCCCTTGAGATTATCTCGCTCTCCTCCATCTTGACGCACTCGTCAGCCGTGAATATGCCCTTTCCGCAGGACTCCATCAGGGCGTTGGGGTTGCACGGCACAGGGACGGCCGACAGTTCGAGAAGTTCCTGCTCAAGGTATTTCCTTCCCACGGCCTCCTTCCCCGCCTCATCGGTCCTTGCCTCCCACTTCTTCGGAACAAAGCCGACCGATGTCGCATTGAGGAACTTGTTCTGGTATAGTTTCTTGACCGTCTGTCCCAGCGGATAAACGTCCTCGGTGGGAAACTCTATCTTGAACCTCAGTTTTTTGGCCGTCATATCCTTTACCACCTCAATCGCCTTGCCAACCGGCAGGGAGCGATAGTCGTGGAATAGCATGAAGACCGGGTTCTTTAGGTATGATTCCAGGTCCCATCCCTCCAGTGTCATTATATCGCCCGCCCTGTCCACCGTCTCGTCCGAGCCGGTGAATTCGAGGACATTGTCGTTTCCCTCAACCGCCTTCACCTCAAAGTTCATTACCTTTCTTATTAATTCCATATCATTCCTCCTTATTTATTATTCCTTCGGCGCCCGTGAAAATATGCAAAGACATCTACAATTAATCACGTTCCCCGGCGCACCATCTACATCGGACGCATACCTCAGTCCGTTTGAGAACCTGTCGCCAACCACCACAACCTCACCGTCAATGGCATGATTATACGGGGTCGTCCTTACCAGTTCATCCCTCGCACTGAGCCATTCCTGGTATTCCACCCCCTCCTGTTTCATCGCAAGAAACCTTGTTCCCGATGCGGTCTGGGCCGTCTCCGTCCTCGCTATGGTCAGCGAACGGTTAGAGGTAAAGTTGAATACCGTCCTCACCCTGTCCTGCAGTTCCCCTATCGTCTCCTTGGCATTTAT